TCACTACATCAGCAGGAGAACGCGCCCGCATCGACAGCTCCGGCAGGTTGTTAGTTGGCACGTCTACTGCTCCTAGCACAGGTGGCTGGAACCAGTACGCAAAGATTGTCAATCAGGGCAATACTGGTGGGGCAACAAATGGTGGCGTGTTGGCAATGAACCGTGGCATTGCAGCCACGTCTATGGTTGCCGACCAACAGTTAGGTGTTATTTCTTTTGGCGATAGCTCTGGGAATGAGTTCGGAACAATTATTTGCTCTGCAGATGCGCAGCCTGGAAGTGGTGACTACCCAGGGAGATTAACGTTCTCCACTACTGCCGACGGAGCGAGCAGCCCAACGGAGCGGATGATGATTATATCCACCGGTCAAACAGGAATCAAAAGTGTATCTGGCTCGGATACATTATTTCTAACAAACGGAGGATCGGCTGGAACAACCAACAGGCTCATTCGAGGCGCGTATGGTTCTGCCACTATGTTCGATGGAGTCGGCGTTTTTAATGTTTTCACCAACGGAGACGTAACAAACACCAACAACTCTTACGGGGCCATCTCTGACATCAAGCTGAAGGAGAACATCGTTGATGCAAACTCCCAGTGGGACGACCTGAAAGCTCTACAGGTTCGCAACTACAACTTTAAGGAAGGTCAGACCCACACCCAGATCGGTCTGGTTGCCCAAGAGGTTGAACTCATCTCCCCTGGTCTCGTCAGCGAATCCCCTGACCGCGACGAAGAAGGCAACGACCTTGGCACCGTCACCAAGAGCGTCAACTATTCGGTGCTCTACATGAAGGCAGTGAAGGCGCTGCAGGAAGCAATGGAGCGCATCGAAACCCTTGAGGCCAAAGTTGCAGCCCTTGAGGGCGTGTAACCCTACTCACTGCGATGCCTCACGCTTCTTACTGCTGCCAGCGTTGCGGTGAACAGATCGGGTGGGTCGGGAGATTCTTCCAGCTCATCCGAATTCCTTTGCACCGTTGTTAGGGCATAATGGTGGGGCAGCGAGTTTGCACCTCCTGCCCCTGGCCACGATCCCCTGGAGACCATGACCCAAGAAGATTACCCGATTCCATCGGACGACGAGCTGCGAGCCTTCGCCGTTGACTGGTGGCAGCATTTCGGTTTTGTCGCAGATCCACGCCACGAAAAGGCAACGTACGTCAACGATGTGATCCACGCAGATCATTTCGCTTCATTTGCCCGCGACCTACTCGCTAAGTACGCCAAGTAGTCATTACCACTTCTATGTCTGAACTTTCACCCCAAGCTCAAGAGGTGTTCTGGGCGTTTAACCAAGCAGCCAGCGGCAAGCCTGATGACTGGCACTATCTGCCTGCCATTGCCGCCGCCCTGCGAGCTGCTGCAGATCACTGCCATTCTCAGGAAATTCGCGAAGCGGACCATACAACACGGCGATGGATCTGCGTTGACGATCTGCTTGCTACCGCCTCCGAGCTTGAAGCCCAGTAGTCACCTTCTCTAGTCACCTTCTAATTTGACTCAAATTTGAAGTTGGCCAGGGCACGTCACTAAGGCGGGCAACCGGCCTGTTCAACAGGTTGCACCACTCTTAGCCTTAAGGCACCGCCACACCAGCTATGGCAACCACCTTCACCTGGAACATCGCCCAAATGGAGCGCACCGTCAGTGACGGAATTGTCCACACGGTCCACTACACCGTGGATGCCAAGGACGACACCTATTCGGCTGGCGCCTATGGCTCGATTGGCCTTGAGCCTCCTGCCCCTGACGACACCATCCCCTACAACGCTCTCTTCCCTGAGCTGTGCATTGAGTGGGTCAAGCACAAGCTGACTGGAGAGAAGGTGGCCGAGATCGAGGCGGCCCTGCAGCAGCAGATCGACGAGCAGCGTTCGCCTTCTGTTGCTTCTGGTCTGCCCTGGGCGGCAGCACCTGCCGCTGCTTAGTTCACCGTCTAGCAAGCTGCCTTGAGCTCGGTACGCTTGAGGCAGCTTTTTTGTGGCCGTGCTTGAGGTTGCGTCAGTCGTCGGTGTTGCCGCCACTGGCGCACTGTGGAAGATGGCCGTTGAGCACGGCTCAATGAAGCGTGGAATGGACGCGATCCTCAACGAGGTGAGACTGCTCAGATCAGAGCTGCAGAAGGACATTCACTTGGTAGAAGACGACCTGCGTGATCATGAGGTCCGCATCCGCAGGTTGGAACAGGGTTCCTTGCCATCAGGCAAGAGTTGAGTAGGTTTGATCCAGACGCACTGATTTGCGTGGATCGGATCGCTGACTACGTTGCACTGGCGGTGGCAATTCATGGTGTTGCCCTTGTCATCGTCAACATGACTCCAACGCCCAAGGACAACGAGGCGTTGAGCAACTACCGCCGTCTTGCCATCAAGCTGTACCGCGCCATCGAGGTGCTGGCTGGCATCGTCTCGCCGTTGGTCAAGAGATAAGCCATGCAGCCCTTCATCATTGGACAGGAGCTGCAATTCAGGCAGGAGGCAACCAAGCGAACCCTGTTTGATCTGCACGAATCTGGAGACCATGAAGGGCTCCTCAACGCAGCAATGCTGCTGAACAGCCTCTGGCATCAACAAACTGCCATTGCGCGGTGGTTCGCCCAAGAAGCAGCAGAGAACTTGGGCGAGGCCTGGCAAGCGACTAGGGCTAAATGACCGTGCGGGTTTGGTGGTTCGGATCGCTTTCGTCTAAGGCGTGAACCTCCGGCCCGAACCCGGTGGCCAGAAGCTCGTCAGTCAAGCCCTCCTCAACGGGTTGAGCCTTCTTGCCGCGTGCGGCATCGGCTGCCTCCAGTGAAGCAATCCAGCTGTCGAATGCCTCGCGCATGGGGATCTTGGGCGGCAGCTTCAAGAACCGACGAACCTCCTTGGGGCAGCGACGGAAGACCGCAGCGCCGTTGTTGTAGACGATGTAAAAGCGACCGTTCCAGTCACGGCCTGTCTCGATGTTGGTGTGGATGGACAGGTGGAGTCGTTCGCGTTTCATGGCTTGCAGGTGAGATACCAGCCGCCGGAGCCGCCAGGCATCCAGCGGGGATTCCAGTTCTTGCGGCTGTAGATCACGCCAGAGCCTTTGGTGTTGTTGGTGTAGCCACCGTTGACCAAGGAGGCTTCGCCGTTCGGATCGTTGTGGATCCAGGCAATGTCGGTGTAGCCGATGACTACGGACCAGTGGCCGCTGCCGCTTGGCGCAGATGCTGGCCCCTTGTGCAGCCAACCCACAGCAACAGGCCGCCCAGCGTCGATCTCCTGCTCAAGCACTTTGGGGTTGCCATCTGTGTGAAAGTCCGCCTGAAGGCCCAGGGAGCGCAGGGCTGCTAGCTGTGCCTGTGCACTGGTGGTGTCGCCGTACTTCTGGCGGATGGCGTTGTAGGCGTCATCGCCAACGACCTTGCCCCAGAACATGGCGAGCATGGCAGCAGAGCTACTGAAGCACTCGCGGTAGCCGGTTCCACTCCTGTTGTCGTTCTGGCTCTGCCAGCGGACATTCAGTGGATTGCGGGTGACGGCCTCGCCCTGCACAGGGCGAGGCTCGCGCATCAGGGCGATCAAGCGATCTGCATACCCTGGGTTGGTCGCATAGCCCTGGCGCTGTAACTCCCGTGCTGCGGTCTCCCTATTGCTGGAGTGGTTGACCCCCTTGTAGGCCTTGCCGTTGGCGGTGAAGTCCCTGTACCAGCGGTCAACGAGATACTCAACGCACTCGCTGAGGCTGCGAAAGTTCAGGAACTCGTCGGTGATGGTGATGGTCTTGCCGTTCACCACCTCTTGGGTTTTGTGCGAAGTCCCAGGCCCCTTCACGCCGAAGTAGTTATGGCGCCCACTGGTGTGCTTACCCCAGCCGCTCTCCAGGGCCCACTGGGCAGCAACCAGTTCAGGGAACTTGGCGCCTGAGGTCTTGGCGGCAAGTTCCACTCCCTCCCAGGTATTGGGTACATCGATGATCGGCGTGCGCCAGACCTGCACCCAGTCCGCCGATTCCGTCAGCAGGCAGGGGTCTGATTCATTGATGTGCTGACCCAGCTTGCGGATCGCTGCAATCTGATGCTCCTGGCCCTTGTAGTTGTCCCAGAACTGGAGCCACCGCTCAGACGTGAACTGCACTTCTTTGATCCCCATGGCACAAAAAAGAGGGGTCTCTGCAACCCCTCCACGATCTCCCCTTTGTTGAGGCTAGGCAATGCTTGCCAATGTGGCAGCAGGGGGAACTGGGGTTGTTGAGGCGTCTTCGGGTTCGAGAATGACGCAGCCATCTTCAACGAGAACCTTTACGAAGGTTCCCGGTTTCATGTTGCATTGCTCGGTATAAGCCCGGCCAACGGGGACCAGGCCCTTGGGCCCAACCTTCAGGCGGAAAGTGGGCTCCTTCCCAGGGCGCTCGTCGGGCACAGGGTCGCCAATGACAAGACCATTTGCCTGGCTAATCGCGCGGTAGAACTTGGTGCGCTGCAGGTTGAGCTTGCCGTTGCGATAGCCGTAGTAGCCAGCACCCTGGATGATGGCACCCTCATCAGTACCGGCACGCTCCTGGATGTAAGCAAGCAATTCTTGCCCTTTCAGCTTCGCCATGAGAACAACAGTTGTACGCTGTCAAGCTTACTACTTAAACCACGTCTTGGGATCACTGAACGTTGCAGCAGTGGAGACACCACTCAGAATGGCGTTGCCGATGACGGACCCTGCGCTAGGGCCTGCAATCGCTGTAGGAGCGATGTACTTCGGACGCAGGCCTGCAACAGGCTTCAGCGGATCGAAGAAGGTCTGCTCCCGGTACTTCGTTGTTGCTTCATCAAACGCCTGACGTGTCTGCAGTTGCAGGCTCTTGAGCTCGCGTCCGTACTGCTTCTCTGCCAGCTGGAAGCTGGGGATGGTCAGCGACTGCATCTGGCTCTTGGCCAGGCCGTAGTCAGAGATGTACCTGGCGTTGGTGTACTTGATCTTCTCAGTCTCATCCTGCATTGTCAGCGCGTACTGGCTGAGCTGACGGGACACGTCGTTCTTCATCGTGCTGTTCAACAGGCCGAGCTTCACGTCACGACTGGTGGCCCGCTGATCAAGCTCAGCCCATGTGCGGCCCAACTGCTGCGCAGCCTGTACTGCCAGCTTCCTGGAGGTGTTGCTGCCTCCCTGGCGAGCGCTGGCTACGGCCTTGACTTCGCTGTCCTTGGCCGCGGCCGAGAGCACGTTGAGCTGCCAGCCCAGGTAATCTCGCTGCTCTTCCAGCGCCAGGCTGGCCAACAGCTCCTGCGTGTCGGTCGTCAACTTGGCAACCGTGGCGTTGCTTTGCAGCGCCGTCTGGTTGATGTTCTGCATGTACTGGCGCACCGCCTCGGTGCTGTCGGCTGCCAGCTTGCTCGTGGTGTACTGGTAGTCCATGCCAACCTGAGTGGCACGCAGCCGTTCCTCGGTCACGAACTTGTCGTAGAGGGCCTGACTGTTGATGGCCAGGTTCTCGGTAGCCGAGGAGATCAGCTTGGCGCCGTAGGTGGCCTGATCTAGAGCGGTCTGCTTTTCGTTGAAGCGCAGTTGCTCAATGCGAGCACGATCCCAGTACCACTGAGTCATGTCTCGCTGCTTCTGGATTTGATACTCCTGAAGGGATCTCTTGTACTGAGCCTTGGCGATCCGCTCTTGCTCGGCGTTCTGAGCATCAGCTGCAGCTTTCTGACTGGCACCGCCAAGGATGGATTGACCAATACCAAGGATTCCACCAACAACAGCAGCTACGGGGAATGCCATCAGTTCAGACTCCGACTGCGATTAGTGTAATTGCCTTCCCATGAAGCACCAGTGATGGTCACTGGCAACCAGCTATCACTCTCAATAGTGATGCTGCATTGCGTGTTCTTTGAGTAAACCGGCACGCGGAACCTGCCATTCTCAAGCACGCTTGTTTCTGTCCCGATCACGTTGTTGGCCACATTCAGCCTGCGGCTGCGGAACTGCTGGCGGCTGTCGCTGCTCCTGTTAAGTCGCTTCACGACCACCTCGTACTCGCCAGTGTCCTGGTGGTGGGCGGTCCAGGTTGCAACTTGCAGGCGGCCATCCAGGTCGCCAATGATCCGACTCCTGGCCTGATCCTTCTCGACAGTGTATGGCGTGCTGAACTCGTACTCCATCGTGTAGGTGCGGCCAAAGGAGATCTTGTCCGCGGTGTAGTTGCCGCGCTCTGTGCAGACGAGGCTTGTCCCACTGGACGCCTTGCCTAACTGCAGACCCTTGAGCCGGCTGTTGTCGAACCGGATCACAGCCTTTGTCTCACCCTGCATCTGGTAGGGCAACGTGAAGGTCGTCAGGTTGGCGCTGGAGTCGTATGTGGCGGTGATGTTGTCCGTGATCGCTGCGTTTGCATTGCACTCAGGGAACTGAAGCCGGCGATCCAGCAAGATTTCAGGAGTTAGCGCATCGCGGAGCTCATCAATGGAGATGGTGCAGGTATAAGTCCCATCGGCGTAGGTCATCACAAGCCACAGATCACCATCAAGGAACCGGAGGAAGCGAATGTCGCCGTCAAAGGTCCACTCGCTCCAGCTCGCCTGGGACTTGGCCGTGCCCCCGCCAGTCGCCTGGTAGAGGTACTTGTAGACAAACAGCTTCTTCCGATCATCTGGCGAGCTGCACAGGAAGTAGTCCAGGCTTTCGTCAACATCCCAATGCGTTGCAATTCCCTTGATGTACTTGGGTGCGTGCAAACTGATGTTGAGACTGCTCCCCAGGTTCAAGCCCAGCCTGCGCTGCTGGTTATCAACAAACTGGTATTCCCGGAAGTTGGTGTACCCAGCCTCTTTGGTAGAGAAGATGATCGTCGGACCAGCGATCTTTGGTCGCAGGTACGGGTTCATCTCGATGTTGGTCAGGCGCAGGATCGTGGCCGTCTTGGGCGTCAACACGTCAACGTCAGCAGCCCTCACTTGGAACTGACTCGACTGGCTGAAGGCCAGCAGTGACTCATCGATGGGCAGCAGCCAGTTCAACTCCTCGCCTCGTTCAGAGCTGGCCCGCACGTCGAACGCATCGGTATCCAGGAGTTGCGTCGAGGTCTTCTGAAAGAACCGGAAGGGCTCGTCAGTCGCGCTGAACATGACCGTCTGGCCAGCGCAAACCGCATAGCGGCCGCGGAACAGCACATGGTCCCTGATCTTCTGCCCAACAAAGGCTGGCGTTTCAACCGTGGTCGAGTTGCCCGTGTCCCTCTCAGACCACTTGGGGAACGTGAAGCTATAGGTCGTCGGCCCAACCGTCAGCGTGCGGGTAGCGCCATCAGCCGGTCCCACGAACACCACGTTGGTGTCCCTGCGGTAGATCACCAGCGGCATGGTGTCCACATTCAGCCTGTACTGCTGGCCGGGCTGCGTCACCTCCTGCCAGTTACCAGGCCCGATGTTGACGGTGGGGTCATCCGTGGCGAACTGGACCCAGTAGTCATCCAGGTTGTCCCCAGGGTTGGAGTCCACCTGCAGGATCATCCCGTTGTACGCCTGGGTGGGCAGCTGGCTCACGGTGGAGACCTTGCCCTTGATCGCCCTAGCCAGCGTGTTGCTGCGGCCGTCGTCGATGCTGATGGTGAAGTCGCTGCCGTCCGTCTTCTTCACGTAGACAATCGGGCCCACCTGGGTCACGGTGAATCCGCTCACGGCCCCGATGGTGCTAGCCAGGTTGTTGGCAACCAACGTGGTGCTGATCGTGTTCGGCGTCGCCGTAGCTGCCGGCGTGGTGTACGCAGTCAGAGCTGTGCCGTTCAGCGTCACCCGATAGGTGATCTCATAGGCGACGCCTTGGATGAACAGCATGGCCTCGTTGACCTTGGCTGCCTTGGTGGCGCCGTCCATCGCCGCCACTTTCTCCCTGTTCAACAGCAGGCCCAGTGGGCCACTGTTGATGAAGGCGTACTTGTCACTGAACTCCGAGCCGGCGTTGTAGAGATAGCCCGTGTTGGCAACGTCGATAGCGCCAGGCGAGGCAGACACACTCAGCCCGGTGCCATGAACGTCCAGCGCAGGAGCTGCACCGTTGTTCATTAACTGCAGCCTCATGCCTGCACCGCTGGGGTACAGCATCAAGCTGTAGGTCTCCCCTGAGACCACCTGCATGAACTCCATGAAGAAGTCCGTGACCGGGCTGGAGTTGACCCTGGCCACGTACTTCGTCGGCCTGCGCTTGGTCAGGCCTTCAACCGGAGAGCTCCAGGCGTTCACCTGCTTCTCGGCCTGACCCACCTGGCGCAAGTGAGCAGGCTGCTGGCTGATGCCCTGGGTCAACGAATCAACGTTGGCCTGCACCAGGCTTGCTGCCACCTCGCGTCGAGGGGTCAGCCGAGACTTGGAACGCATCAGACTCTCCGGTAGTTGACACCCTCAGCAGGGATGTAGCCAAGGCCCTGACCAGCTCCCCGGTCATTGCCCCAAAGCAGGTTGTTGTTCAGCTGCCGCTCCTCATCCCTGATCAACATGGCGCGGGCGTACTCCTCGTCTTGGACGGTGTACGCGTAGATCGCGTTGCTGTTCAGGTAGCGGTCTGCATAGATCCGGGCGGCTCGGATCGTGATGTACTGCTGCGCTGCATGAGGCAGTTCATCCCAGGTCAGCCTGGTGACGATCCGGTCCACATACAGCGGTGACATGCCTGTCACCCCAAAATCAAACTTGCGTTGCAGCCTGTCGTACACACGGTTGCCCCGTGCCACGAACTGCATGTTGGGGTAACGGGCTGGTGAGAACTGGACCGACAACGCGCTGCTGCTGATGGGGAACTCATTGGTTGAGTTCATCTGCAGCGGCACATCGCTGTCGGTGTTCCACGACCAGCCCTCCGCCTGGACATCACGTTCAACTTCACCCAGCACCTTGCGGGCTAGGGCGCTATCCGTGATCTCGTTGACGCTGATGTCACTGAGGCGATCAATGGGCGCCTCCCCGATGACGGACAGCAGCGTGTTGATCGCCTCCAGTTCAGTCATCAGCTCACTCGCAGCAGTACGTCATCGGCAGTGCCAGCGACGGTGGAGGTCACGCGCACCACGTCACCAGCTCGGTAGCCAGTACCTGCAGCATTCACAGCAGCAGAGGCAAACACACCGCTGCTGGCGGTCAGGTTCACAGTCAGGCCACTGCCGCTGCCGCCGGTGGTCGCGGCTGCTGTCTTGTTGGTGGCGCCACTGGTGCCGTTGTTGATCACAGCCACCGCGCTTGCGGTGATCGCTGCACCGGGCACGCCGCCATTGGCTTGCCAGCCGCCGGGGCCAACAATGCCATTCACGCCGGTCACTCGATACACCTGGGCGGTGGTCGCAGAACCATCGGCGCGGGTGCCGGTAGCCAAGCCTGCGGCCAGGGTCACTACCGCTTGAGGGCCAAGAGGATCAATGGACTGTTGATCTTGCCAGTTCCAATCCAGTGCAGTGACTGTGCTGGGTGGATTAATTGTGGTGATTGTCGTTGCCATGAAAAAAGGGGGCATCGCTGCCCCCATCCTGCCAACAACTTGACCGAACTCAACCGTTGTGGATTTCAACCACAGCTTCAGGACGCAGGGGACCTGCGCCATAAGCCATCTTGGACACCATCAGGGTGGCCTGGTGAGTCACGTTGTAGTCGTTGCCGGTCATCTGCATGGTCAGATCACGCAGCTTCACGACACCAACTGCGCCCTTCTGGAACGCAAGCATCTTGGTGGTGCTCATGTTTACGGAAGACAGCACGGTGTCCACGCCACCGAAGGTGTAGCCCTGCTCGCCGGTGGGAGCAGTGACGTTGCCTTGCTGGATGTGGTTGCTGCTCAGGATGTTGAAGCCAGCCAGCTTGGAGATTTGGCCAGTGGCATAGCTGCCGTTGGCGCCAGGCTGGTTGAAGTCGAAGTTCACAGCACGGCTGGACTGGATCAGCGTGTAGTAAACGTCGGGCGAGCAGACCAGGACGCGGCCATCAGCAGGGATGTCCTTCTGATCCAGCGCCTGAGCAGCGGCAAACACCGAAGCAACAAGGTCATCCGGGGTAGGAGTGGCCTTGTTGATGTTGATGCGGGTGCCGACGCGGTACGGATCGTCAGGGGACAGACCCGAGGGCAGGTTGGCGGTGAGGTCGCTGGTGCTGGTGCGAGCAGCCAGGGTCAACACGCGAGCCAGGCGCTTGTCATAGCTCCGGGCCATGGCCCGTCCCAGCTCAACCGAGTAGATCGAGCGAATGTCGTAGTGATTCTTGGCCTCGTCGAGGTCAAAGATCGAAGCATCTGCAATCAGCAGATCATCAATCTTGATCACCACTTCGTTCTGGGCCATGTTGCCCTGACCGGTGAGCATTTCACCGGGGGTCATGTACCGAGACTTGAAACGCCCTGTCACTGGGAACTGGGCGCTTTTGCCGTTTTGGATGGTCCGGGTTTGCACCAGGCCATCAAAGATGCAGTTCCGCTCAAAGCTGGTCAGAACCTCTCCTGAAAAGACCTTCAGGAAAAGTGCGTTGTCTTGTGTCCACGTGCCCGTGGTGTTGTTAATGGCACCAGGCCGTGAAAGTGTTGCGTCAGGTGCGGGCATGATGTTGCTCCTAGCTGATGGAAGGTGTGCGGCTGATTAACCACTGAGGCGTCTCGCCTTCACCAACGTCGCGTCTCTGGGGTGTCGGCGCACCGGCCCAGGAGCAGATCACTTGGTTGGTTGATCTGCTCCATTTATAGCCCCTAACGCTGGAATCCGAAAATGGAATCCGGTGATGCAGCTATACGCCGCTCCACCTCTTGTCGATACCCAGAGTCCTTTTCATAACGCGGGTCGGCCATTGCCTCTGTCACTTGGTAACGAGAGCTGTAGCCACGTACTTCATTCGCAGGAGCACGTCCCCCGGTCAACTTGGGTTCGTACCCGTTCTGCATCATGTAGTCGTACTGCAGGCCCTTGAGACTGTTGATGATTGCAGCCTGATCCCCGGAGGCAAGCGCAGTGTTGTACGCTTCCGTCCGCTCAGGCGGCAGGTTGTTTACAGCCCAAGCGGATAGGCGTTGATACTCAGCCTCGCCGCCGGCCTGCTCAAGGACTGAGGTGCGGATGGCGGCGGCGGCGGCTGGGTCAATCCCCCCTTGATCAGCACCATCCTCGGAGCCGCTGTCGTCTCCGTCGTACTGATCAGCCTCTTGCTGCTGGGGTGCGGGATCACCTGGCTGCTGTCCATTCTTGACGCGGCTGTACTCCCTCTGCAGGTTCTGATACGCCTGGGCAAGATCATCGACTGACTGGTATTTCCCCAGAATCAGCCCTTGCCCTTGCGCTCCAGCCTGCTCGTCGTATAGCTCGGCCCTTGCGGCTTCGACCTTGGCTGACTCTTCGGCAACAGCACTCTGTTCAGAGGGGCTGCCGGAGTCACCCGTGAATGCAACCTCAGACATTGAAACCATCCTGGATGATCATGTGACCGCCATCAGGCAGGGGCTGCACGTGCATCCCCTTGCCTGGTGTCAAGGTTTTGTCACTAGGAGTTGAGGCTTCAGACTGCGACTGCTCCTTGATCAGCTCCGACAGCTGTTCCTCCGCTGGGTTGCGGCGTCGCCGTTGCTCCACTCTGGATCGCTCCTTGTGCGAGTTGTTGTGCCAACATAGCCTGCTGTTGTTGTGCTTGCTCAGCCTGTAGTTCCTGGTCATTCTTCACCAGGCCAGCAGTGTCAATGCCGTCCGCCGCAGCGAAACGACGGATCAACTCACTGGGGTTGATGTACTGCAGAAACTGCTCAGGGCCAATCGATGCCGCAACTGTCTGCAGGAAGGTGGTCAGTCGCTGCTTGTCATTGCCGCGGCCAATCGCCTCAAGGCCGGTAGTCACTTGAGGCTCGACCAATCCCTTAGGCACCGGAGGGATGTCTCCCTCTCGCTCCATTAGGTGCATCACCCTGCGGATCAAGGGCAGCTGCAATTCTGCGCTGAGCATGGAGTAAACCCCGGCGAGACCACGTTCCAAAGACTCGGCCATCAGCCTGATCTCTTCGGCAGTCACGCGCTCCGCGTCACGTTGGATTGCCTCATCAGCAAGGAACGTGTAGCTCAGTCTGCGCTCCAGTAACTGCATGGCCTGCAGGGCAACCGACATGTCGGATGACTTCTGCACCTGCAGCGCTTCCACGTCAGCAGCGTTGCCGGCAACGATGGCTCCGTTCTCAGCTCGGGCCAGCACGTCGGCCCTGGTGGTGCCATTGGGATTGACCAGGAACAACGCCTTGGCGCTGATCAGCGCACCCTGGACCACCGCCTTGCTCAGCGATTCCAAGCTCTGAAGATCACCCAGCACCTCCTCGACCAAGCCCCGCCCATAGCTCTCTCCGGCCACCTTTCGGAGCCTGAGGACCACCCAGGGGCTGGTCTCGATAGAGCTGAAACCAGCGGTGCCGGCCAGCTTCTCGCCGTCGTACTCCTGATACCACTCAACCCGATCACGCTGTGGATCGATGTTGATGTGGGTGTACACGTCCTCCCGGTCATCGCTCTCTTCCTTGCTTTCGCCAGGCTCCCTGGGCTCACGCCTTGGCATGTAGCGCTCGGCCACCTGCTCACGCACAACGATCTCGGTGACGTTCCCCTCGGGGTCACGATCAACGCAGAAGGAGCGCAGGGTGTGCATGCGAATCGACTCGGCGCCGATGTACAGCAGGGCGTTGCCGCCAACGATCAGGTGCTTGACGGCCTCGAACAGGGCAGAGCGTGCCTGGAGTTGATCAAGGCGACGCAGCACCTGTCGTTCCAGATCAGACAGAGCCTGGTCCAACTGGCTGAGCAGTTGCTCCTCTTGCCCGCCGCGTTGCTCCAGATACTGCTGGACCTTCCCCTTATCGATGGTCAACCGAAAGAAGGGTTGACTCGGAGGCATGAGAGCAAGAAGCAGCTTGGCGCTGAGACTGCTGACGCCCCTGGCGCCCGCCCCTTGGTACAGGCTGGGGATGCTGTTGTACCGGCTGCCAGCCCAGCTGTCGTTCTGATCTGATTCAGGGATCAGCGTTGGGATGGTCAGCTTGCTGGCATCAATCGCACGCCGGAGGTAGAGACTCCGGTACGGCTCAAGATCCTTCCACCGTGATTGAGCAGTGTTGTTCATGCGATTTGCAGACCGGCGAGGTAAGGCGAAACGGAGCTAGCTGGCGAGAGCATGGTGAGGCTGGACAGCAGGTTGGTGTCCTCCTGTTTCCTGTTGCTGCCGTAGGTGAGGTTGGAAGCGGTGGGCTCCATGTTCGGGACATATGCCCGAGCCAGAGCCTCGGCTTGCCGGCGCTGCTCCTCGTAGGCGGATTGCGCGGCAGCTGCCTGTTGCTGCTGCATTTGATTGGCCTGCTGGAACTGCTGTTCCTGCTGCATCATCAAGCCCTGCAGTCCAGCGATCTGTTCATCGGCTGAGCTTTGAGTTGCAGCAAGCTGATCATTGAACGTCGCCATGATGTCGGCAACGTTCTGATCATTCCTTGTTTGGAGGTCTGTGATCTGCTGGGCGAGAATTCCCTGCCCAGAGGTCAACGTGTCGATCGTAGTTTGAGCCCAATCCTTGTAGGCATCGAACTGCCTATCGATGTAGCCCTGGGTGCCCTGTCTGCCACCACCACCACCACCGCCGCCAGCGCCGCCGCCAGCGCCACCTGCGCCACCACCGCCCATTCCGCCACCCGCGGCTGCACCACCGGCCCCGCCACTCACGCCGCCAATAGCGGTGTTGCGTGGCAGGACGATGGGGTTGTAGGTGGTACTGGCTGGCGTGTAGGTGCCACCTCCGTTGACTGTGCTTGTATCGCGTGCCGGCGTGGTGGTGGTGCTGTAGCCGGCATAGGCAGTGCCGGGATTCATCCGCAAGCCTTGCAGTGCCTGCAGTTGAGTTAGCGCTTGGGCTGTCCTGTCGTTGACCCCAATGGGAATAGGGGTGTTCCCAATGCTGGTGTTGAGGTTGCTGAGATTGGGGCCAGCCTTCCCACTGTTGAACTGGTTGACCAGGCCAGACCCAAGGGCAACCCCTTTGTCTTGAGCCTTGGCCATGACCTGGGCCACGGTCTTGTCCTGGGCCTTGGCGATGCTTGCGGCTTCGCTCTTGGAGAGAACGTTGCCCGCAGCAGCTACTGATGCAACTGTGGCCGAAGCCCTAGATGCACCCATCGGGTTTGGCCCGGCGTTGGTTTGAGTTGGCTTCCCGCCACCACCGCCACCGCCACCACCGGATGAAGCTCTGGATCCACCACCTTTGCGGTTGTATTCAATGCGCCCTCTAGTCATCAGTGAGCCCCCTTAGAAAGCGAATGACAGATCTCTGACCAGAAGCGTACCGAATCTGATCAACAGAGTCATTTAGCTCAGGAGTTCTTTCAGGGAACAACTGATCAAGCGCATCCACCAGCTCATCATTCAGATGCCTGGCAATGATGCGCTTCAGCGTGTCGGGGGATTCCATAGCTTGACCGTGTGGTTGCTGAAGTCATATTCGCCATGGCGCAAGACGCGAGCTAGTCGCGCTTGCTGCGTGGCGTAGTCGGATGCGTTGTGTAGATCAAGCTTTTTCTTGCTCTGTGCCTTCTCATACGCCCGAACAACCGCTTCCCAGCAATCCAGAGGTCGTGAGATGTCGAGCTCTTTGACGAGACGCGCTGCTCCGACAGGCCCCAGGCCAGGGCAGCCTGGGATTCCATCGGTCGAGTCGCCCGATAGGTACTGCTGGTACGTGAAGCGTTCGGCGTGTTCTGGCGTGTTGGTCTGGATGACGTTGCCATTGACGCGTTGAACCACAAGTCCATCTTGATCCTCCACGTCTTGCCCCTCGTCCATCCAGATGTGGATGCCAGGGATTTGCATTAGGTCTTTGTCGCGTGCCGCGATGACAACAGGGTCATCCTGCGCCTCCGGCATGGTGGCGAAGATACCGATCAGGTCGTCCGCCTCGATCTGGTGGAAGCAGAACGCTGTCGGCTCCCCCATGACCTCCGCCTTCAGTTGCTTATAGCCAATGGGCTTGGGCTTGCCTTTGCGGTTGGCCTTGTAGCCGGGGTAGATCTCCTTGCGGAAGGCGCTGGCCTCGGTGAAGCAGTGCCACACATCGTCGAGGGTGATCTCGAACTGTGAGCACCAGGCCTCGACCTGCTGCCAGTACATCTCCCTGGCTTGGGGCAGCTCACTGTGCCGGGTCCACACGTCGTCACCCAGCTGCACCTCCACCTCGCTGGCTGCTGCAGCGCGGAACAGCAGCATGTCTGAGTCGAGGAGAATCCTCACTTTGCGGCCCTCCCTTTACGGGGTGTGTCGTACACCTTGATCACCTTGGGGATGGTTGCTCTCCCGTTGGTGCCAGACACCCATTTCACGTCAACAACCTCCTCTCGCAACTGCCTGGTGTAGAAGCGGTGATCGCAATAGTGGCAGTGGCGACGCCTGATCAACTCTTCGCATGTGGTGTCAGCCTTGGTAAGGATGACCTTGGTGATCCAGGCCCCGCATGAGGGGCAGTCAGGTCCTGTAGCAGTTAGTCCCATCAGCCAGCTCCTTCGTTGGAAAGGTGTTCTAAGTACATCCAGACAGGATCATCGGCATCAATTCCATGCTCGATGAACCATTGAGAAAGGTCATGCAGGCTGTAGAAAACAATCGACTGGTTGCCAACACCACCGATGTACAGGTCACTCACCCCATCTCGGATGATGTGCTGTGCATGAACGGTGTCGCTAAGCCAGCTCTCTTCCACAGCCATCGGAGAGGAACTAGACATTTGTTGCATCTCTGAGCCGTTCCGCCACCCCATGTAGAGCAAGGGCAACGAGCTCCGCTCCCTTCTCCTGGCACTCGGTTGACCATTGATCAACCTCGTCGGCAATGACCTTGAGGGCTGCCGCCATGCGCACCGAATCAGATAGCGCATACCGCGAATCAGGAAACCAATAAGCGTCATTGCACCTTTGGATTAACGGGATAGCTCCTAATGGTGTTTCTAAGGATTCCGGCTGCGACTCCGTAACCGTTCCAGAAGGCTTTGGCGAACGACGTTTGGGCATGATCAGGATTGGGTGCGTTGTTAAAGTTCTCAATGGCAAGGTCACACATCGTGTTGATGTATGAGCCCCAGATTCGGTACTCAGTGTCCGGGTCTAGCGGCGCACAGGAGTAGCCATAAGCAAGGAGATGTCTGACTCCGGGTACTTGGTCTTGGCGTACTGGATCGCTGCCGCTTTGGTCGGGGCTTTGATCAACTCCACCATCGGTTTGGCTGTCGGGAACTTGACTTGGATCTTCCATAGGGGGTGCTTTGGGTCATCGGAAAAAGTGCGGCCGCGGTTGATTGGGTTGTACCCCTCCGCGCTGACGATGGAGCTACGCATCGATCTCCTGGAATCGACAGAAGCTGTTCAGGTACTTGAGCTTGCACATGGGGCCAAGCTCACCCTTGACCCGGTTCTTTTTCAACCAACAGGTGGTGGTGTTGGCCTCCTCTTTGTTCTCAGCGCGGGGATTACGCTGCAACATCACAACGAAATCTGGGATCTGGGCTAGGGAATGAGATCCTCGTAGTTCGGCAAGCGACGGCTCTCCGCCCTCTTCGTGCGAAGGACCAATGCCACCCGAGCGAGAAAGGTGGCAGACGACGACCATCGTGAAGTTGAGCTCAACGCAGAGCGTCTTAAGATCCTTGATGCAACGATCAATAGCGCGACGCTGATCAGCATTGAGGGCAATGCCATCCGCGAGGAGGGAGAAGTGATCAAGGACAACAACTTGGCATTGCTCTCCAAGGACATAATGTTTAACGGTGGCAACAAAAGAGTCGAAGTCGTCACTGCCAAACTTGTCGAGCAGGAACAGGTTGTTGGCAAAAGTGTCCATCGCTGATCGGATGGTCCCTGGCTCCCGAGCCGCCCGCTCCTCTGGCTTGTCCAGGTGAAGGGGGACACCCATCTGTTCAGAGAGCATCCGCTCCAGGCTGGTTTCGCAGCTTTCCTCAAGGCCGATGTAGGCAACCTTGACCTTGTGATCTCGGCAGAGATGCAAGGCGATGCTGCGGGTGAACAGGCTCTTCCCGATCCCGGTGCCGCCGGACACCATCACCAGCTGCCCCGGCTTCATGCCCTCGGTCATCCGGTTCCACCCGGCCCAGGGGTATGGCAAGCCAAAGCGGTGCTCAGGCTTGAGGACTTTCTCAAGGAGATCGGGTGCGTGGACAATCGCCTCCGGCCGGTGGCGTCTGGCGTTGTTGATGGCTTCAAGGATGGCGTTGTAGTCATCCGCCAGCCAGGCCTCGTTGGCGTCCTTGTAAGGGAAGCCTCCTGCGATAGCAGCAGTAGGGCCAATAAGTGCAGCCAGATCAGCAGCAGCCTTGCGGCCGGGCTCGTCGGTGTCCATGAAGACGACGACCCGCCTGAACCCCAGGATGTAACTGAGCTGATCAGTGCATGACTTTTTGGCCGAGGCTGCTCCATCGGGAATTGAGGCAACAACAAACTTGTTCTGGTGACGGTGCTTGTACAAGCACTCGTAGACGGACATGGCATCGATCTCCCCCTCGGTGAGGATGAGGGTGCCATCGGTGCCGAGGTGCTGGCCAAAGAGCTGGATCTTCAGGCCCTTCTCCCGGCCGAGCCAGGCAAACTGCTTCTCGCCGTACCGGATGTGCTGAGCGACGGTGAGCCCGTTCTCGTCCCGGTAGTTGGCGATCTGTGCTTGCTGCCCCCGGTAGGTGGCAGCGTCATAGCCAAACAGGCGGCAGGTCCGCTCAGTGATCTTGCGTGCCGGGATGCCTGCAGCTTTGCCAACCAGCAGGCTGGCTTTGGCGGTAACTGAATCAGTGCGTGGCAGGCCGGAGAAGGCCCGCTTTGCAGTCGCGTTCATTGACTGTTTCCAAGGTTGTCCATCAGGGGTGAATCGCTGTTGACAGGAGAAGCAGTAAATAGAACCGTCTGGGTACTCGGTCGCTGCGTCCGAGCTTCCACATTCTTCGTTGGGACATGGAATGTGGGTCGCGCTCCCTCTTGCCATTGCTTCATGAAGTCAGGTGGGATGGGGATGGGACACCAAGCAATGCCGTGCTTTGAGCACCACTCTGCATAGGTGGTTTTGCTTTGCTTGTTGAGCGTCAACGACGGACGCTGCAACGCCACAAAGATCGGCAGGCCAGGGTTGTTCAAGATCACCGCCAGGAACTTGGATCGTTCAGCCGGTGGCCACCAACCCTTCACCTCCACGTACACGTTGCCCACCTTGAAGTCGGGGCGGTACTTGCGGTGCAAGACGTAGGAGAATCTTTCGCTCTCGTACTGAGGCGAGTAGCCCTGATTGATCAGGGCTTGCTCCACCTCGTCCTCAAGCTTGGAGCGACGCTCCTTATCGCCCTTGCTTCGTACTCGCCGGTTGTACCGGTCAAGCATCGCCAGCCAGAGCGGCGGCAATGTCGTCGATCTCATCCGGCACCCAGCCGCCTTCAATCGGGGCCAGGTCGGTCTCGATCTTCTTCATCTCTGCGATCTGAAAGCCCACGATCTGCAGTGACACGCCCTTGGCGCCGGGCATGTCGTACACGTAGATGTCGTAGACCACCTTGCCCGTGGTGCCAGAAGGCACGCGGTCAATAGTGCCGGTGACTAGGCGGCCGAGGCTGTCGTACAGGGCAGGGGGAGTGTTCTGCTTGATCTCCCCGGTCTTGGTCTGGTAGTTGGCATTGCGCTTGAAGTTCCAGAGCAGGTTGTCGGGGTCCATCTCCTTCTCGCCTTCCTCGTTGCGGCGCTGTGAGGGGCGGTAGGGGAACTTCAGCTTGTCGTCGGTCTGAGGGAACTTGGGATTGGCTGCACGCTTGGCTGCAACAGCAGCGGCCATGTTCTCCATGATGCTGTTGGAGTCCTCCAGGCTGAGGACAAAGCCGAGATTCCACTCGACCTTGCCGCTGTTGGGGTTCTCGCGTGGTTCGACAATGCTGCCGAACACCATGGCTCCGATGGGAGACACAAACTTGGGCACGAATTACTCCTGATGAGACGTGGATGGGCGGGTCTTACACAGCAGCGCCTTGGCGCAGCTACTGATGCCCGCTGAGCAAGATGATAGAGGCAATGTTGAATGGTGTCAACAATGCGTCAGCCAAACAAGTAGCGGTTCTCGCCGATGCGGCTGCGGTCCAGCGTGCCCACCATCGGTGGGTCAGGGACTTCCGCCCCAAGCAGAACCTCAACCATCTCCTTGTGTTTACGCAGGTGGTCCACTGAGTAGAACCGATGCCACTGATCGTTCAGCTCCGAGCGCAACGTCTCTACGTGCTCCAGCGTTGTACCGAAACAGTCATGGATCGTTGCAATCGGATGGTTGTACGTTCCCCAGTGCGCAACAAACCGCTGCAGGTACGCAGCGTCCATGCTGTGGATGAAATCAGGCACCAACTTGCGGGCCGTCTTGCGCTTGTCTGGCTTGCAACCAGTGCTGTCGTTGAGGCTGACCCTGATCGTCCGCTTGGCCAGGTTCAACTCGATGTTGTCCCGTTTGGTTGCCGACTGGTAGCACTCAATCGCCAGTCCATTGGGCGTGAACCAGTAGGGGCGCAAGCCTGCATCAATCTGAAGGTTGCTCAGCGTCACCAGCCACCGGCTCAGGTCTTTCACATGAGGCAAGGCCTCATTGACCACGTTGTTCACGGTGGTGGCCAGGGTCAGAGCCAGGTCCAACACCCGCAGCCCTTCATCGGTGAGGAAGTCCCCGACCTCATCTCGCAGGTACATCTTGATCTCCTCGGCCAAGCTCAAGTAGCTGCGCCCATAGATCACGGGCATCAGCACCTTCTTCCACAGTGACCTGGGGATCTGGTGGTTGCGCCACCACTCAAAGGCCTTTTGCTTTCGCTCCGGGTGCTCCTGCTCGCACTGCCAACGGATCCGAGTGTTGACCAGCTTCCCGATGCCTAGGTACAGGTCGGCCGGCTTGGTCCCGATCACGTTGGTGTACTGGGCCAGCGTGCCGTCACCAGTCAGGCAGGCCACATGCCCCCAGCCTGAGCAGGTCTGATCCAACCAGTGGATTGTTCCGCTGCAGTAGCCGGGGTCCTCTAGGTATTGATGCCAGTCCCGGCAGAGCTGGATGAGCCGCCACGGCTCCTTGGCCCGCTCCCAATAGCCGATGTTGCCCAGCGGATCGCCGCCCACCCGGCCCACCACCGTGGACATGAGCTCCAGGTAGCCCAGCCTGTCTGCCGGATGCGGTGGCGTACCGAGGGCTTCGCCAAGGCTCCAAGCAAAAGCCTTCTCGTGACCCCTGATCGGGCTGCGCTCGTGGAAGTGGGTCATGCTCCGCAGGTGGTCAGGACCCTGGATGTTCAGCTGGGCTCCCCTGCTGTACAGCCGGCCGCGGTGATCCATGTGCCAGACGAACCAGATCGCAGGCGCCTCCTCCAGCCGGCGGTATGCAATCAGTGCATTGATGAAGCGGGAACGCTGGCCGTCCTTGCGCTGGTCACTCTTCCACTTCCACACCGCCTTCCAGTAGGCAGAAGGACCTAGGCCCTGCTCCTTGAACTCAGCATCGACGGGTTCAGCCACCCGCTCACGCTTGGGCAGACTCCCCATCTCGTGGCCCAGGTTCCAGCACGCTTCGGCCAACGCCGCCTGCGCATGGTCCAGCTCGTAGGCCTGCGCCTGCAGCAGGTTGATGCTGTCCAGCACGCAGGGCAGCATCCGCTTGCTGACCTCAGGCCAGCGCTCCCATCCGACCGTGGACACGGTTGAGCCGATGCTCAGGTATCCGCCACCGGTGTGGCCAGACCATGGCCGCGGCGGCTGGATCATTGGCATGTACAGCGGCCGGAACAGGGTGGCCGCCTCCCTCCAGCGCTTCAAGAAGTTCCAGTACAGCGGGGTGTAGCGGACCATCCGGGTCTTGCGACGGTGCTTCACCTGCACGAACACCTCCAGCATCTGGGTGCTCATGGCCACGCACTCGACAAAGAAAGCGCCCAGGGCAGCACGTTCAACGTGCTTGAGCTCCCGGTAGGCCGCGGCCTTGCGGAATCCCTTGTCACGGAGCCGCTTGCGGATCAGCCCCATCGAGAGGTCGTTGTTGCTGGCCAGCCGCAAGCCCTGCAGATGGAGGCCGCGGCCCCATGAGGGATGAGTCAGCCAGAGGACGTACTCAGCCCGTTTCCCGATAATCCCGCAAATCTGGTTGTAAGGGCGCTCGTCGTTGAGGTTGCCGAGCAAGTAAGTGAGGCTTTCCAGGGCAACATGCCGGACAGCCTCACGGCTGTGCATCAATGCCCAAATGTGATGTTGTCGGCCAGGAGAGAGCTTCGATTTGTCATAGATCTCCAGGACTTTTTCGAGATAAAGAGATGCCAACCGTTGGACGATTGTTCCACTTGCTCCCTTCTGCCATCCATCCCTCAGGACGCGGCTTGCACTCGTAGATCTGCACCACTCCTCCAGCTCTAGCTGTGGTTGCAGTGGTTGCTTGACAGCGTTTGACTGTTGTTCGGACATTCTCAGGGATCTCAGTGGGAATCCCTGTTCTGGCCTGGGTTCTTGAGCGGTGGCAATCTTCACACGGATTTTAAGTCCGCTGCGTCTACCAATTCCGCCATGCTCCCGCGGGGTCAGATCCTAGGCCAGGACAGGGTTTTTCAAATCAAGCTTGGTTGCTTGGTTGCATTTCTGGTTGCTCTGGTTGCAACCAATTCTCACGCATTAGACACCGTTCAACAGTTGACCATTGGTTGCAGATTGATGCCCGCGCCGTGGATGTAGCGCTGGGTTACTGCAAGGCACTTGTGCCCCGCCCACTGCTGGATGGCCGGTGCCTGGTGGCCCTGGCTGGCCAGCTCGGTGATCCGGGTGTGCCGAAGGGTGTGGATGACCCATTCCTTCCGCACGGTGTCACCAAGGCCCAGGGCGTCGCACGCGTCGTGTTTCGCATCTGAGTAGTGGGTGAGGTAAGTCCAGTAGCGGATCGGGAAGACGCGCTGGGTCTTCCGGGCCTTCATCGCCTTGAGGATGGAGAGCACCTCCTCAGATGCAGGCAGACGGCGAGGCATGGAGCCCTTGGTCTTCACGAACTGGACCCAGCCCTGCTTCATGTCAATCCGATCCCAGGTCAGGTTGAGGGCCTCGCCCACACGGCATCCCATGTGGCGCAGGAACAGGGTGATGGCGATGGACAGGCGCTGCTCGCGCTTCTCCATGCCGTCCAACAGGGCCGCGAACCACTCGTCTGGGATGACCAGATCACGCGGCTCAGGTGTGCGCAGGGTGCGCTTCTCGGGCAGCAGCGGCGGCTGATCGATGTAGCCCAGCCGGGTGGCCCGCTTGAGCATGATCGAGGCGGCGCTGATGTACTTGAGGATTGTGGTGTTGCTCAGGGGCTCGCCCTTGGGGCCAGCAACCCGCAGCTCAGCCACCAGATCGTCAAGGCGGCGCATGGTGAGCTCCCTGATGTGGGTGTCAGGGCCAAGCATCCGCACCAAGCGGTGGGCGTTCTTCATCTGGGAGTCATCCTTCCCAGCCCAATCGATCTGCTCGCACACCCGAACCAGCTGACCCAGGGAGCCTTCACTGGTGGCCGAGAACGGCCGCTCGTGTGCTTTGACCTTGGGAGCCATGGCAGAGAGGGCCAGAGCCTCCCATTCAGTTGCCTCCGTTTCAGTGTCAAACGACTTGGAGATTCGACCGGTTTCAGTGGTGATCTGGGCGAACCACTTTTTGCGGTCATTCCTGAACCGTACTGCCATAAGTAATCATCTCCAATAAGTGAAGGAATTCGGAGCCCTTTTGTGTCAAATAGACCTGCTTGATCCGCTCGTCGTGCGGGTTGTCGCGTGTTTCCACCCATTGCATGGCCACTTGACCCTTGTTGTCGCTGCGGCCTTTTGAGCCCATAACGTCAACCGCTCGGGAGACGGCTGAAAGGGTCAAGCTGCATTCATTGGCAAGCTCTGACTGGGTTTGGCCAGGCCTGAGATGGATGGCTAGAAGCAGCTCCAGCTGGCTTGCGCGCAGCTGGGCGTGCTCACGACGGCAAAACCGCATTGCCGCGTGGAGCTTGGGCAGGCTTGACATTGCAATGTGCTCTCGCAATGTCAACGTACGTCAAGCATTGACAAGATGGAACATTGCTTGACTGCATTCAAGCTGCTTATCTGCGGAAGACTTGATTAAGCCTGATGAGCGAAAAATCAACGATTAGACAAAAGTGCAGCAGAATGCAGCACTCAATCCGCACCGCTTTAGTAACCCCACTGTGGAACACCACGGTCGGCACCTCCAGCGAGCGTGTACGGCTCCTTGAGAGGCTCAGGTAGAAGTCGACCGGGATCCAGATGCTCATGCCAGATTTCAGCGTGTTCAACAGTGAAGAAAGAAGGGTCACCAAGAGTTATCGAAAGGCCAGCAACAGCTAAGCCCATTGCGATACCAAAGCCGTTCCAGCGATTCATTAACTTTTCTCTGGTGGATGGTTAATTGATTCTTGTGAGAGCTTTTGACAGTTGAATGCAGTCACCCTTTTGGCGCAAAAAGTGGGCACCAGGCCGCGGCCTTCCCATCGCCAGCCAAGGCCGATTAAGGCCTCGACATGGTGCGCAACCAAGGTATCCGTATCCATCACCAGCCCCCCTTGTCCCAGCCGCAATAGGTGGATTTGCTGTTCACGCAGTTCTTCATCCGTTGATCTTGAATGCTGTAGATCTGCTGCTGAAGGCTGTTGATCTGCTGCTGCTGGGATTGGCCCCATGGCTGCCCATAAGGCGTCACAGGCTGGCCGTATCCGCTAGTTGGCGGATAGGCCCCGGCAGGAGCCGGAAGAAAGGCGGCCAGTACGGCCGCCATGGTGCAAAGGTGCTGCGTCATTGCGTGTCTGGTTTGTGACGCTCTAAAGCGTTCTCAAGTAGGTGTGCAACTAGATTAGACATACTCCGGCCCTGTTGAGTAGATAGGCGCATAACGCGATCAAATACAGCAGGCGGCAGCACAACGGTCAGCCGCGGGTTTGCTCTGGTGTGCATGTTGAGAATGCAAGGTGCAACAGGGAGCCCAATGAGGCCCCTAGAGAAGCCCCGAAGGGCCTCCGTAGGAGCGTCAGGCAAGCGCTTCAATCTCAGCCTGCATTACATCCCGCTCGATTAATCGCAAGGCGCCAGCAGTCCAGCGCCGCTCGACTGGGTGGCCGGCTACGTCATGCAGTTCTTGCACCCAGTAGTCGGCGTGATCCGTTGCGCCTAGGGCATCAAGCGTGCGGATCCCGGCCCGTATGTCAGCCATCAGCTGAGCGCTAGGAGCGGTTTCGACCGGCCAAAGTCGCACTGGCGTTGCGGTTGGGATAGCGGTGAGTTTCGGCATGATTCAGCAGTTACAAAGTGTGCGGCGTGGTTGATCAGCGGATTGATGCGGTAGCGGTGAAAAGTGCACGGCCGGTGATCCGCGATTCGTGGCAGGTGATAGTGCCGATGAGGCCTTCGCGCTGCAGTTCTTGCGCAGCCTGCAGCAGGTCACCAACGCGGGAGAACATGCCCGAGAACCCGGCCTCTCCCTTCTCAGCCAGGCAGGCCAACACGTAGGACTGAGAAGGGCTGTGGTTGCAGCGGCGGGTTGATTCGGCCAGCAGGTGACGGGCTGTGATGCTGGCGTCAGTGGTTGCGGTGTTCATTGATCTGTGGTTGCAAGGTTTACGTCAGGAGCCGGGAGAGGCTCCTAGGGAGGCCGCCAGGGCCTCTGAAGGAGCTTCAGGAGATTGCCTGCGCTCAGCTATTGAGCGCAGGCAACAGAAGGGCAGCATTCACCCGTAGAAAGGATCGGCAGGTTGCAGGCGAACGGCAAAGTTCACGTCCCGAAGCCTGGCCACGTAGCAGCCGAGCCGCTCACTCCAGGTGGGCTCAGTGTTGGGCCACAGAAGCTCCCGGATATGGCTGGTGGGATGCGAGCTCCAACCCTGGCCCATCTCATCGTTTGCACGTTGAAGCTCGGGGTCCTCAAGCTTCGCCAGGTAATCCACAGAGTCTGGGTTGATCGGCTCAGCCCACCAGCCCACAACCCAATCCAGGAAGCCGGTCTCGGCCACGTTGTCAACACGGAACACCTGAAACGGGCCGTAGTTACCCCGGACGTCACCACCTAGGTGGGTTTCAACAACAATGAACACGTCATTGCAGTAGAGCCACTCACTGCGATCAACAGGAGCAAACACACTAAACACAAAGTTTTCAGAGAAGTCATTCTCAGAGTTGTAGGTATTGTCTCTGGTGACGTGCTCGTATTGCTGGTGGGTCAGTCGGGCAAACCAGCGGCAAAGCGCATCTTCCTGTTCAGTGGCCCACCCGTCAGCTGCTAGGTGCTCTGGAAGCTGCAGGGGCTGGCCTAGGGATTGCTCCAGGTGTTGCGCGGTGTCAAGGGTTGGGCAATCCCAGAAGCGCGGATCAGCGGCAGCAATGGCAGTCATGGTCTCAAATGCAAGGTTTCACGTTGGGAGCCGTAGAGGCTCCTAGAGAGGCCATGTGGCCTCAGTAGGAGCTTCAGGCCCGATCAGCCATCAGGTCAGCGCAGCTGAGCGCATAACGAGCCAGGGCGTTGCCCTTAGATGAATGACCCCAGTTCTGCCTGGTGAAGATCGCCAGCGAGTCGCGCTTCTCATCAGGGGTGAACAGAGCCCAGATTTCATCGGCCTTGGCTGCCATGCCCTCAGTGATCGATCCAGCCACCACGGCTGCGTCAACCAGTTGATCCCATGTCTCTTGTGTGGTGTTCATCGCTCAGGTTGCAAGGTCTCATCACGAGGCAACAGCGCCTCATCCCTCAATGAGATCACACCACTTGCCTCCTGTCAACCATGCACACCCCTCAACCTCTCCATAGGTGCCGAGCGCCGCGGATGGCCGTCCCGGAGGCGGCCGCCCTAGCGGCCGGCCTCAGGCCAGGAGCAAGCGAGCTCACCTCCTTCATTCCCTCCCTTCCCTCTCCCCTTGGTTGCATTTCCACCGGATCGCTCAATCTCACCCGCTCACACCACGCACCAGCTCTCTCTCGCCTCACCTCAAACCACACACCAAACCATTGAGTAACTCCTAAGTAACTCTTGAGTCACTCCTAAGTAAGACAGCTTTGCTGTCATTAACAACAGCAAATCACTCTCCTCTCAAACTCATCTCATCCCCATAGGTGAGCTCGCTCGCTTCGGGCCTGATCGTGCGCTACTCGCGCACTCTCCAAGACGGCCCTCTCGCTCACTCGGCACCTCCCTATTCACCTCCCCCTCACCTCCTCTTTCACCTCCACTCCCCCTCTCCGGGTCGGGCGGGCGAGTGAAGGATCTGTGCACCCATCTGTGCACTTGAGAGTGCACCTATCCCCCTCCCAATCCTTTGGTTGCAAACCCAACGGACTGGTGATCCTCTGAGAACCCTGTGCGCCACTGGCTGGTTGCAAGTGCTCCCAGGTGTTCAACAGCGCACCCCCTAGGGGGGAAGCACGTGAGTGCGTGGATGCGTTCACCCGCTCAGGGATTAGGAACGGGAGTCGGGGTTGGGGACGAAGAAGTGGACACACCTCGGACCCCCCCTCCCCCTTTTTGCTCCGGGGGAGCCCCTCTTTGAGTAGCAGGATACCAGGGTGGTCAAGCTTAAATGTGACGGATGAGAAATTGACCCCCAACAGATGAGTAGAGTCAATGGTTGAGCGGTGTTAATGTGATGGGCAAATGCGGGTGGAGCTGGGATGAGGTGGGGAGGAGTTGAGCAGATGAGCATGAGTAAGGCGATGTATGAGCTGAACAAGGCCGTACCGGAGATGAACTTGAGTGAGGTTGATGCGTGTTTGCATTGGATGAACACGGAGATGGATGGGGACTGGAAGGGGGCGCAGAGGAAGTTATGGGGGAGGTTGAAGAGGAGGCAGGAGGAGTTGCTGGGGAAGGGGATAGGGAGTGGGCTTGTGAGACAGGGGAAGGTGAAGGTGATGACACCGGAGGAGGCGAAGCTTCTGGATGAGGTGAGGAAGCTGAGGGCGGAGCTGAGGAGGCGGGGTGGTTGAACTGGACAGAGATCTTGAGGAGAGGAGGGGTTCCTGAGGCGCCTGGGTACCAGGAGCTGTTGGCGCAGATCAGGGAGGAAAAGGCGTGTCAAGCTGTTGACACCGTTCCACAGAAGAAGAAGAGGCGTAAGAAGAAGTGACGCAAGCCCTACCCCTACCCCAGTTCATCACGTTGTTAATGCGTGAGTTGAACATGGCAGATGCACCGACGCCGGTACAGCTGCAGATCAGTGACTACCTGGAGAATGGGCCGAAGAGGCGGGTGATCGCAGCGTTCCGTGGATGTGGCAAGAGCACCTTGAGTGCCATGTACTTGTTGTGGAAGCTGTATCACGATCCTGATGAGAAGTGCTTGGTGATCAGTGCATCGATGGCCAGGTCAGAGGCCATGACGGCCTGGCTGTTGCAGACCATTGGGCGGGTGCCCTGGTTGAAGCACATGCAGCCCGACAGTCATGACGGGCGGTACAGCCGGATCAACTTTGACGTTGGCACCTGCAAGAACATCGAGCAGAGCCCGAGTGTCCGCGCTGCGGGAATCACGGGGCAGATCACCGGCTCCCGTGCCAGCACGATCCTTGTTGACGACTGCGAAACACCGCAGACCTGCTTGACGCAGGTGCAACGGGAGAAGCTGAGGAACTCGTTGAACGAGCTGGAGGCGATCCTCAAGCCAGGGGAGGGGCCAGAGATCGTCTACCTGGGTACACCCCATAGCTCAACGGACAGCATCTACTTCGCGTTGCAGCGTGACCTGAACTACGACATGCGGATGTGGCCAGCTCGGGTGCCAGCTGACCCCACCCCATACCGCGGTGCGTTGGCTCCCCTGATCCAGAAAAGGGTGGGCATCTCCGATGGCAGGCCTACAGACACTCGTTTCTCGGAGGATGAGCTGCTGCAACGGGAGCTGAGCATGAGCCCCATGCAGTGGAAGCTGCAGTTCCTGCTGGATGCCACCCTCAGTGACATTGAGCGCTACCCGCTGCGTTGCGCTGACCTGATGGTGATGACCATCGATGGCCACTTGCCAGAGGTGCTCACCCACGAGAAGGCGAAGTACCTGGCGTTGGATGACCTGCCCTGCGTTGGCATGGCCCATGACCCGAGGTTCTACCGCCCAGCCCAAGTAGAAGGCACAGTGCCTGTTGGGGAGGTCCCCACCGTCATGGCCCTGGACCCCAGTGGTGGGGGCAGTGACGAGTTCGCCTGGGCAATCGTCAAGGCATGGGCTGGCAACTACTACCTGATGGAATCCGGTGGACGCCTGGGGGGCGTTGGCGAGAGCTTGTGGGAGAAGATCGCCTCCCTGGCCAAACAGCACCGGGTCAACGAGATCTTGGTGGAGACCAACTTCGGCGGCCTGGAGATCTACGCCCAGTTGATCAAGCCGTATCTGGTCAAGGCCGGGGCCAACTGCCGGGTGGAGCCGATCCGCTCCAATCAGCGAAAGGAGCTACGGATCATCGACACCCTGGCCCCGGTGATGCAGACGCACCGGATGGTGGTGGACCGACGCGTTGTTGAAGCAGATGCTGAGCTGCTCAGGGCTGCGGTGGAGGACAAGGACAGCTCCTACAGCCTCTTCTATCAAATGACGCGTCTTACAGCAGACCGCGGCTCACTGCTGCACGATGACCGCCTGGATGCCTGGGCGATGTGCGTTCAGTGGTTCCAGGAGCAAGCTGCGCAGGATCAGCTGGTGCGGCGTGAAGCACGCAGCGTCGAAATGCTGGAGGCCATGCTCGCTGATTGGAACGGCCACGTCGTCATGACACCAGACCGCATGGCCATGGGCATGAGCTTGGAGCAGGCGCGTGTGGCTGACGCTGGCCAAGGCACCAGCTGGATCTGATGGCTGATCTCGTCAACCACCCGCCGCACTACACCGCTGGTCGGATCGAGACCATCGACTACATCGAGGACTGCGTGCAGCACGCTCCTGATGCGGTCCTGGGCGGCCTGCAGTGGCAGGTGCTCAAGTATCTCGGGAGCAGGCTGTGGCTTAAGGGCAGCACCTTGCAGGACGCCAAGAAGGCCCGCTTCTACCTCGACCGTTTGATCGCCAAACTGGAAGGCGATCAGTTGAACGGTGGCAAGTGACCTACGACCCGAAGTGGCGCGTTGAGGATGAGCGCCGCCTGGAGTGGCTCGACAAGCTGTACCGCTTGGACGGAAGGCAGCACAAGTGCCATCCCAGCCACGGGCTGTTTACTGGGCTGGTGAGCAAGTGGGGCCCTGTGCCCTGGAAAGTGAACTGATCAGATGCCGCGAATCGTGTCGCGGCGAATCTCCAGCATGTCCAGCGTTCCTTCGCGGAGCTGCCGGGCGCGACGAGCATTCCACTCGTACAGCATGTCGTTGCTCAGCTTTGGGAAACGACCTTCCATCCATGTAGGCAAGTCTTGCCTGGTCGCCTTGTCGCGCCCACTGGCTCTCTTGTCTAGGTAGGAAAAGATGGCTGACTTCGCGGCGCTGCGTTCCTGTTGCGTCAGGAAGTCGCTCTTGTCGCTTTTGTATCGCACATCTTGCTGGGCGTAGTACGCCTTGTTGTATTCAGAGCCGCTTAGGCCCTGGTTCCTGAGATCATCCTGAAAAGCGCCGCGCATCCTGTCGGATGCTGTTTCTTCCAGTTGCTGGAAGAACTTGATCGTCGTCTTGTCGTCTGGAGTGGATGGTTTGGACCTGGGGTTGGGATTGGTGTTGTTGAGGCGCTGCTTGTTCTCGGCCTCAATGGGGTCCCAGTTCTCGATGGTCCGCTGGTTTCGCTGGTTCCGCTGGATCGTCAGGTCATGCAGAGCGGGATCCACCTTCAGGGATTTGTTCTTCCCATACCAAAAGCCGCCTTCGCGTTGGGTCTCGGATTGGCCGCGCGCCTTTGGTGACATGAGCCGCCCGGCCTGCTGAATCATCCGGCTCAAGGGCAGCGGCTGCAGGCCGGCTTGATCGCCCAGGTCCTGTTCCAGCTTGCTGGTGTCAACCGCCTGAGGCTCAACCTGGTCAATGAACGTCAGTGCCATGACTATCTCCCTTGGCCGCGATAGGACTTCTTGCCGGGCTTCGGCTTGCTGCCGCGGCCTGAGCCCTGAGTGGTCTTGTGATGAACCGGTGCCTTGCGCTGGACTGCGCCGGTGCCGGTCTTGGAGCGGACAGCCATTACTGAAGTGCCTCCAAGGCGTCACGAAGGTTGGCGTTGCGGAGCTGCTGTTCTTTCTCCGTGGCCAGGTGATGGCTGGTGACGAAGCAGCAGTTGGTGAAACCGTCTTCTGTCAGGCAGACCTGGATCAGCTCGGGTTCGATGCAGTTGATGGTGAGCATTAGTCCGGCGTCATGGTCATCAGGCGCTCCAGCTCTTCTGGAGTAGGCATTGCTGCTTGTATCTGTTGAAGCGGCACTGATGCTTCAACCGTTGCAGTGATGCTGTTGTCCTTGAGGAAACGCATCGCACGGTCCAGCCCTGCAACGCGCTCTCGTGGATCATCCGAGTGCAGCAACGACACAATCTCTTGACCAACTAGGCCATGGATTTGCGCGAGTAGTGCTTCCGAAGCCCGTGACACGGCGGTACTCTGATGCTGTAGTTGACACCATTCAAGCAATGGCCGGCAAAGGATGTAAGGGCAAAGGCTCTAAAGGCGGTGGCAAAAAGAGCTACTGATCCCCAATGACCTACAGCCGCCCTGGAACCAGCGAGGTCAACGCCTTCTTCCGCCCTGCGACTCCCAATCGGGTGTCGGGTGCGCCGGATCAACGCGTCAGCCTTGGGCCTTCAGGGCCGCTTCTCGACAATCGCAACGCTGCAGTTGCCGGGCGCAATGCGGGGCAAGGCTTGGCTGAAGTTGCCAGCTTCCTCGATCAGTTCACCAAGACCGCGGCTCCGATCTACAACGCTTACGCCGATGAGCAGGCGAAGAAACAGGTTGGTGAACTCTTCCAGACCACAGATGGGCAAGCGTTGCTGCGGAGCGGCGACGCCAATACGCGCCAAACCTTGCGGGCATTGAGCCCCAGGGCGCAAGAGCTGGCTTACGAATCACTCGCTCAAGGCGCCGTGGCCAGCTACGGCCAGGCCCTTGCAGTGGAGGTGAACAACAACCAGCTGCTCAAGAACCCTCAGATTTCTTTCGAGGATCGCTCCAAGGAGTTTGCCCGCATCCGGGCAAGCGTGGCCGAGCGCTCTGGGCTGACAACAGTTCCCCCTGAGTACGTCGCAGGGTTTGCACCGCAGGTGCTGCAAATCGAGGCGACGGTCAAAGGGCAGAGCTATGAGGGCCTGACCAAGAACATCGTCCAGGACCAAGACACCAATATCCGCCGCAAGCTGGGCACTGACCTGGAGGGCCTGACCGCGGTAAGGGAGCGGCTGATTGCGGAAACTCCCGATGGGGTTGCTGGCTTTGAGCAGCGTTCTCGGAAGTTCATCCAAGACACCTACAAGACATACGCAGATCAAGGCATCTACACATCGCGGATGTTTGCAGGGCAGCTAGCCCAAAGTGTTGCTGAGCGGGTCGGTTTTTACACAAGCCGAGGCGACTTTGATAAGGCAGATGCAATGCTGCGCAGTCTTGCATCGTTGGGGGAGCAGGGGATTGTCTTAGGAGAAGGCACGGCTTCGCCGGTTGATCTGTATTCGTTGACCATCAATGACGCAGGAAAGACATTCGGCTCGTACATCTCTGATGCGCAGACCAACCTGAAGCCACTGGCGGAGGAGTACGAGCGCAAGCAGGCGTTAAACCAGGCATTGCCTCTGTTCACCCGAATGGCGCAGGGCGATGAAGAGGCCAGGACTCGGCTGGAAGCAATGCTGCCTCAACTAGCGACCAGCGCGGAAACGCTCTCCGCCCTGGTCTCCATGAGTGGTCAGATGCAGAGCTACGGCGAGCGTCCGAATCAAGCGCAGCTTGAGATGCAGCTTGACTTGGAGCAGGGCCTCAACGACCCCAATCGCAACCAAGGCGAGTTCGCTCAGCGCATCAGGGGCTCAAACCTGACGCTGCAGCAGAAGATCAGCCTGATGAACCGCAACACGCAGCCGGCTGATTCCCGCATGGCGAACGTTGCTGTTGCTCGCAACGAAAGTGCCGATGAAATCGAGGAGGCAGCGCAACAGATCACCAGGGCTCAGTTGCGGCAGCCCCAGTTCCAAGGCGCTGATGCCAAAACGTTGCTGGAGGAGAACCGCCGCAAGCTGCGCATTCAGGCCACCAGGCAAACCGAAGAGCGCATCACCAACTCTGACAAGCCCGTCAGCCGGGAGGACACGCTCAGCATTTTCCGCAATGAGTTGGAGGCGCTGCGCAACAGCCGCATGAAGAGTGCCGGCGAGACACCGCCTGAAGGCATCTCTTTTAACCAGCGCGTAATGAACGAGGTGAACGAGGTTCAAGTCAACATGCAGCGCATGGGTGGCGATGGCTATCAAACGATCAAGGTCTTTCCCCAAAGTGTCATTGATGGCGCAAAAGCGCGTGGCGTGCCGTTGGATTATCGCAACGTCCAGAAGTATTTCCTGAATCGCATCGGCGCTGTCAAGAACAACAAGGGAGAGCAGGCGTTCCCCAACCCGCAGGAGACCTTCCGCCAGATGATCCAGAAGATTCCTCCCGTGCAGGGTCCGCGCACGAGGGGAACAGCTGGTCAGCAGCCCCTCAGTGTTCCCATGTCTGCGTTCAGCATGGGCATGGTTCAGCCGGGCAATACCCTGGCCAGCCTGACTTCACTGTTGGGCAAGGTCGGCATTGACCTTGGTGGCGGCTCTGCAACCCCACCTGCTGCTCGGCAGACGCCCAAGCCATCGTCTTCGCAGGGTGCAGTCAAGCCACAGCAACAGGCACAACCCGTTCGCCAGCAATCTCCTCAGCAAGAGCTGGCCAGGCAGGTCGTTGGTGGTGGATTAGCCGTGCTGGCCAGAGTCCCAGATGCTGCCCCCACTCCAGCCGCGGCCAAGCCAAACCTCGCGGACATGGTGATCAACTCCGAGAACCTGTCGGCCATGGCGTCGCTTTGGCGGAGCGAGCGGCCCATGTCTGTACAGACCCCAGCTCTCCCTCAGGTTGTGGCGTCAGCTCCGGCCACTCCGGTGCCGTTGGCGATCAGCAGTGATCGTCACCCGATCATGGTGGCCATTGGCATCAACGAAGGGACTCGGACGCCAGACGGTGGCTACACCAAGGCGTACTTCGGGCACCGCGACCCTGGTAACGGGAAGCTGAACATCGGCACCGTCTCTGGTCAGCAAGGTGGTTCGCCTCAGTCCAGTGACCGCCGATGGATGGGGATCCTCACCAACACCTCGGTCAAGGTGACTCCGTTGCTCCAGCGGATGGGCATCCCCCAGAACAGCGTTGGGTTCAATCGCCTTCTCTTCAATGCGTTGGATCTGGCAGTGCAGGCACCGGCGGCGCTCCCTGACTTCTTGAAGCGGCTGCCTCGGATTGTCCAGGCAGGCGTGACCATCGAGGCCATCGCCAAGGCCAGGGCCGATTCGTTCTTCAACCCCGCCACTGGCCGCCTGGAAGCCGGCGGATTTGGCAACAACTACGCCCGACTGCTGGCTGACCAGAGATCCAGGGCCGGCACTTTCGATTACAGGAGGAGAGGCTGATGGCTGCTCGTTGGGACTCGCAAAAGCAGCAGTGGGTATTTGACGACGAGACCTCTGCGCCAACTGCCGTCATGGCTCCGCCCCAGGGGCTGGACTATGCAGGCGAGGTTGCTTGGGCCAACCAGCAACAGCAGAAGGATGAGCTCAAGGCTGCCGAGATGGCAGTGCAGCAGGGCGGCGATCAGCGGCCGGTCATGGCCGAAAACGCCGGGCAGTTCTTTGGCGACCTGGGGAAGATCGCAGCCAACGCTGTGGTGGGCCTCGGCACCGACTTCTTTGACTTGGGAGCCGGTGTTGCGGATGTAGTTCGCCAGACCGGCAGCCTCATGGCTACCGGCGAGTTCGATCCCAACGTCAACGTCTTTGATGACAGCGACAACCCTTGGACGCAGTGGCGCCGCGAGACGTTCCGCACTGAAACCCAAGCCGGCCAGGCGGTCAGCAACTTGGTGCGTCTGGGCACCATGGTCACCTCGCTGCCCAAGTTGGCGATCAGCGTCCCCGCTCAAGCACTGGGTCTAGCGGGCAAGGTCAAAGTGCTGGGTGGCGTGGCTGATGTAGCGGCCGGCGCCAGCAGCTGGCTGACCAAGCTGGACGATCTGGCCAACGCCAAGAAAGTCACCACTGCAGCCACGGCATTGGGACAGGTTGAGAAGACCTTCCAGAAAGGCACTGCTGCTCAGCGTGCTGCCAGCCGAGCGATTCGCAACGACTGGCTGGCCTTGACCTACCAAGACGTAGCCAAGTCAGTCCCCGAAGTGGGGGGCTGGATGGACGACGTGCGGCAGTCCGCCAAGGCGTGGACTCAGTTGAGCAAGGGGACCCCTGGTGCACGCATTCGCACTGTTGGCCAAGCCCTCGCGTGGGATGCCTTTGCGGCGTTCAACGTCTACGGCGAGGGCGACGCCGAGTTCGACGAGACGTTCGGAGACATGCTCTCCTCGACGGGGATCCCGTGGCTACAGGGGATTGGCAACACCACGGCTACCTACGCGGAAGACAGTGCTCTGACCCGCAAGGCCAAGCAGATGCTGGAGGGTCTGGTCATGGCCCCGGTGCTGAACGGAATCATCGACCAGTACCGCGTCTACAAGTACGCCAAGAACTTCCGCACGGCGGGCGATGGGGAGCGCCGACTGATCGTTGAAGCGCTGAACGCCAGCAGCCAGGAGATCGGGGACAGCATCGGCCGCACCCTGGTGGCCCAGGGCCGAGTGTCCGGCGTGCGGATGCCGGGAGCGATGAGCGACCTGCAGTTCCAGGTTGATCAGGCCCGTCGTTCGCAGGAGGCAAAGAACCAGTTCCTGCAGGACATGCAGCAGGCGCAGGTCCGGCAGGTGCAGACCGAGCCCGGCGGCGCAATGGTGTCGTTCGATCAACGGCCGATGCCCCCAACTGAAGGGGTGCCAGCTGATATGGCCAGCCCGGTGCAGAACCGGTTGGCACAAATGGAAGGCCTGGCCAGCCAGCTGAATGACGACCCGCTCTACCAGCAATGGCTGATGGAGAAGGCCCCGGCTGAGCAGTTCATGCCGCCGCAGGCTGATGGCAACCCGGCGCTGCAGCAGTTTGCGGCGCAAGGCGCAATGCCTGCCCCATCCACTCAGGGCGGACCGGATGACCTGCAGGCCTACAAGGCGTGGCTGGAGGAGAAGGCCCGGCTGCCGGACGCGGAGCTCAACCCACAGGTTCAACAATCACTGCGCCGACTGGAAGGCATTGGCGAGCTGGCCCCGGTGCAGCCCGGCCCGCAAGGCATGGCTCAGTTCCCCGCAGCTGCAGCTGTCGAGCCAGCTCAGATTGTTGACCTTGGCCCCCGGCCGCCAGAGGCAACCGTCACTCCGCAAACGATTCGCAGTGCGTTTGAGCGGGATGCCTACAAGGCATTCATGGAGGCGCAGGAGCTGACCTTTGAGGAAGGCCCTGACGGCATCATGCGCTCCATGGCTGAGCTGCAGCAGCAGGTTCGACAGCTCATGCCGCGCACCAGGGTTGATGCCCTGGAGTACCTCAACAGCTTCCGCCCTGCCGCCAACAAGTACGGCGTGGTGCCGGCTTCTGATTCGGTCTGGATGAACTTCCTCTATGAGCGCGGGCTCAACGAGGGCTGGGCATCTATCGATCCAGACACCATGGGAGTCCGGTTCAACCGGAAGGCTGCGGCTGATCTGGACCGCGGTGATCTGGTGATCGATCAGGCCACCAAGATCGACGAGGCCACTCGCTACGAGGAGTGGCTTTGGAACAAGGAGCTGGTCAACGGCAATCCGCAGATGCGTCCTGAGGTGCAGGACAACCTGGCTGCCAAGGAAGCTCGGGATGCCTACGACAACTGGGAAGCTCAGCAAGCTGCTCTGCCGCCTGAGCTGAAGGTGGATCAAGCCACGGTGGCGGCTCAAGAGGAGGCGATCCGTGCTGGTCAGAACCTCAACCAGTTCGACACCGCCGAGGAGCTACGACTCAGCGCTGCAGATACCCAAGGGCTGCAGGGGCTGATGGATGACCAGACGGTTGTGCGCGAAATGCTGGGCACAACCCTTGACACCGTTCCAGTTCCTGAGGTGCGCAAGGCAGAGATAGGCCGTGGCTGGGAAGTGTTCGATGAGAATGGTGAGCTCATCGGACGCACCACCACCAAGCGCCAGGCTGATCAACTGGCGCAACAGCAACTACAGCAGAACCGCGATGCAGTGCTGGCTAGGGCGCGGCAGATGGAGGCAGACGCCACCGATGAAATGATGAACGTGACCATCGGCAATCCGGTGTACGACTCCGACATTGTTGGCAAGGTCAAGCTCACCGATGCGCAGATCCGCGCTGTACAAGGCATCTTGCCCAGCCTGGACGACAAGCTCGATGAAGCCTGGAAGATGCGCCGTGGTGAGAGCGCATTCTTCAACATCAATGAGCTAGGTCCTCAGAAGCGCACGTTTGAGCTGTCCCAAGGCGACATGCTCGCGTTGCAGAACGGCATCCGTGATGTGCTGCAAGAAGCAGGTGACATCAAGGGCAGCCCCAAGCTGCGTGCATTGCGCAACTTGGCCGACAAACTGGACACAGAAATGAAGCTGCTTGAGCCTCAGGCAAGAGCGCAGCGATTCGTTGATGGCCTTGTCAACGACACCAGAACCACCCTGGATAACGGTGGACTGCATTGTGAGGATCTCTGATGGCCCGCGTCGCATGTGCCAACCCCAGCCCCTACGCAACTCCGCGGTTCATCGAGCGTTCAGAAGCGGCCGACCGTGGTGAGTTCTTTGTTGGTGCGCTGCGTGCAGCGGAAGCATCAGGCATCTACACCAAGCAGCGCGAGGGTTTTGATGAAGCCACCACTCGCAAAATGGTGAAGCATCTGCAGCAAATGCTGCCGATGGAGTGGAGCGAATTGACGGCCTACTACCGGAAGATGGGCTGGCTTCGCGTTGACAAGAAGGCGACTGAAGAAGCCGCTAAGGCCGGCGCTAGAGATGTGGTGTACAAGGCCGCCATGGTGGGCGGCGAAGAGGAAGGCCTGGCTGCAGCTGTCACCAAGACCTATCTGGAATCCACGGCCGGGGCCATCAAGCAGGCAGGGGAGAACTTCCTCCGCCAGGTTGATGCCGGTCAAAACGCCACGACTGAAGGGCTGATCTTTGCCCAGCAGATGCAGCACCTCTCCCGCTTTGGCGGCTACGTGCTCGGTTGGGACCAGAGCTACGGCCGCGGCTTGCGCACTCAGGGGTTGCGGCGTGGACTGCCCAACGCCACCCGCGATGCAGACCGCTTCCTGCAGGAAACGGCTGATCGCCTTGGCAACGCTGGTCAGTACCAAGACAAGTTCAAGGAGATTGCCGCCAAGCTCCAGGGTGACGGCCAGCAGAAGGTCGATGGAATCAATGAGCTGATCAACCTGGCGAAGCGGGTCAAGTTCCTCGATGACCCACTCAAGATCGCCAAGTCGTCGATGAGCTTGGAGATTGCTGGCAACGCCTGGACGGAGGTGTTCATCAACGGGCTGCTGTCCGCTCCTGGCACCTTCGTCACCAACGCGGCAGGTGTTGTCTGGTCCGTGGCCCGGCCAATGCTGCAGCTGGGTGCTGCCAGCGCTTACGCAGCGACGGGTATGGCTGGCCGGCAGATGGCAGAGCAGGCCGCGACTGAGGCTGCCGCGGCCCTGTCTGCAATGCGCGTGGCTTGGCGTGATGCTTTGGAGTTGGGCTGGCACGCGGCGCGGACAGAGACCACCCTCTACCAGGCCGGTGCCGAGACAGGTATCGAGGCTGCGATCACCGGTGCCAAGTTCGAGGAGCTGATGGGCCGGCGAGGTGTCGAGGTTGGTGACGGTCTGAAGGACACGGTGGACACCTTGGGCCAGGTGCTCCGTCTTCCCTCTAGAGCGCTGCTCGGTACTGACGAGTTCGCCAAGCACTTGGTGATCCGCGGTGAGGTGGCGGCTCGCGCTGTGCAACGTGCTGCACGGGAGGGCGTGGACCTTAAGGACAAGGCGGCACTGGAGACATTCATCCAGAAGGAAGCGAATGCAGCGTTCAACCTGCACAAGCCAGAGCTCTGGGAGAAGTACAAGCTCGACAGCGCCTACAACCTGATGAATGGGATCTCGGTTGAAGCTGACCGGGCGACGTTCCAGGAGCTGAACCCACTAGCGCAGAAGGTCAACAACCTGCTGCAGACAGCTCCGTACCTGCGGCCTTTTGTCCCATTCGTTCGCACTCCGCTGAACATTCTGAAGCAGGGCTTTGTTGAGTCCACCGGTTTTGGGGCAGTGATGAATGCCAGCAAGGCCATTGCCGGCGCTGGGTTCAACCCCACTGCTTCAGTGCTGGCAATCCAGCAGGAGCTACTCAAGGATCCGGGCGAGACCTTCCGAGTGGCTGGTCAGATCGCCTTCACCACCACGGTGGCCGCGGCGTTCTATGGCATGGCCATGGACGGCCAGATCGTTGGCGGTGGCCCTGGCCGCTGGTCCGCTGGCGGTCGCGGCAGTGCTGCGCAGACGGCATGGGAGAAGGCAGGCAACCGCCCCTATGTGTTGAAGCTGGGCGACACGGAGATCCCCTTCGACCGCTTCGGGGAACCAGTTGCTGGCGTCCTGCGAATGGCGGCAGACATGGGCCAGTACAGCGCCTATGTGCCCCAGGCCGCTCAGGAGGAATGGATCGCCGCCATGGCGGGAATCATGGTGAGCGGCTTGTATCAGGCAACGTTCTTGCGTGGCATCAACGATGTGATGGACACGTTGAGTGACAAGAACCTTGTGCTGGGCACCAAGGGCGCTCGCCTTCTGCAGAACTACGCAGCAACGCAGACGCCTTTCGGCGGCCTGCTCAACTACGTGGACAAGATCGTTGATCCCTACAAGCACGCCTACCAGGGCGCGACGTTTGCCGAGGTGATGCGCGTCCATGAGGACACGTTTGGCACCGGGATCTTCGCCAGGTTGACCGACCGGATTCCTGGAGCGGGCGGCGCAACTCCACTGTTGATTGATCAGATCACTGGCGAGCCCGTGCCCACCTACCCCGGCGAAGGGCCTGGCGGTTTAAACCCGCTGCAGATGGCAATTCCGTTCCTGCCCCGCGGCAAGCGAGAAGCTGATGCTGCGTGGCAGGCGATCTTTGAGATCAAGGGGAGCTACACGGAGAAAAGCCCCTCTCGTTCTGGCCTGAAGGTCACGGTGCGTGAGCAGCAGGAGCTGAACCAGGAGATGGCATCGATCCGCATTGGCGGTCAGACGTTGCGTCAGGCAGTCCTGGAGTACCGCAACCGGCCCGAGGTTCGGGCGTATGTGGACAAGCGCGGCGCAGCGTTCATGGATGTTCGCACCAAGATTGAGCAAGGCCTCGACAGCATCATCAACGACTACTACGACGCTGCATCCAACAGGGTGATCCAAAGTAACGCTGGCCTGCGTGAGCGTTACATGCTTCTTGAGGGGAGCCGCAATGCTGCAATGGCAAATAATGCAAGTGAAGCGTCAACAATTAACCAACAGATTGACGCCTTGTACGAACGTGCTCGACGCGGTTACTAGCTGTAGGCTTGCGTTATGTGCTAGGTCGAGCCAGTGACCGCTCCTTCCTTTACTTACAGCGGAAACGTCTATACAGCGGCTTCGGCTGGCTCCGTCAACTTTGCTCTGACTTCGACCTCTGGCAATCCGATTGCCTACCTGGAGCGAGCTCATATCCACGTCTACAAAAGCGCCAATTCAGGCGTGACGTGGACTGAGCTCAGCAGACCGTCGCAGTGGGATTTTGTCAGCAGTGGCACTGTGGCCCGGCTTGCTGCTGGAATATCGGCAGGCGAATGGGTAAAGGTCCAGCGGATCACTCCGTCCGGCGCCGCCTACGTCACGTTCCAGTCGTCTGCGTTGCTGACGGCGGAGCAGTTGAACGACGACACGCTCTTCAACACGTATCTCAATCAGGAGATTGAGGACTTGTCGCGGCAGACCGTAGCCACGGCAGACGCGGCAGTCGTGACGGCGAACACGGCATCAACCAACGCAAGCAATGCAGTAATCACAGCGAACGCTGCAAGTGCCGCTGTGGCCAGCAAGCTGAATAAAGCTGGCGACTCAATGACTGGCGCTCTGGATATGGGCGGCAACAAGGTCATAGGCGTCGGGGCACCGACTAATGCTGATGACGTTGCGACGAAGAGCTACGTCGATGGCTTCGTCTCCCAGACAGCCAACATCGCCAATAGCGCTGTCACCACAGCCAAGATCGCGGACGCCAATGTCACCACCGGCAAGGTGGCAGATGGCGCCATCACATCAGCCAAGATCGCTGACGGCACAATCGCCACTGGCGATATTGGCAACCTCCAGATCACTAACGCGAAGATCGCCGACAGCACGATTACGTCAGCAAAGCTCACACCAGAGACTGTTGTTACCAGCTCTGAGCTGGCGGGGCTGACACCGGACAATGCCAGCTTCTACACAACGCTCGCGTCGGACAACCGCTACTTCCGGCAGGACAGTAGCGAGACGATCAACAGTGGGTTGCCCTGGAGTGGGAGTGACTCCTTCATCGCAACCACTGCCGCCATCGACGCCAGGATCATCGACCTGGTGGACGACGTTGGCGGGTTTGTCCCCATCGCCAGTGAGACAAGCTTCCCTCTCACTAACCCGGACATTAACAATCCAGACGGGGCGGGGACGATCATCAGCGTCAAGGAGATTGTCACCACAAGGACGCCCTCGTCCGGCACGGTGACGATTGCGAACGGAGCAGGCAGCAATACCGTCACCATCACTGGCTGCGGCTCCACTGTCCTGGCGTCCGGCTTTGGCGTGCTGGTTGAAACAACCTCGACCCTGCATACCTACACCTTCCACCGCCTGGTGCCGAAGGCCACGGAGGTGACAACCGTTGCCAGCATCAGCGGGAACGTCACAACGGTTGCTGGGATCAGCGCAAACGTCACAACTGTTGCCGGGAACAACAGCAATGTCACCACTGTCGCGGCAAACATCGCTGACGTTCAGACAGTCGCCGCAGATCTGAACGAGCCAGTCAGCGAGATCGACACTGTTGCCACCAACATCGGCAACGTCAACACCGTTGGCACCAACATCAGCAGCGTCAACACCGTTGCTGGGTCAAATGCAAACGTCGGCACGGTGGCGACCAGCATTGCCAACGTGAACACGGTTGCGGGCTCGATTGGCAGCGTTAATACCAGCGCCGCCAACATCGCCAACATCAACACGGTTGCGACCAACAACTCAAACGTCACCACCTGCGCAACCAACATGGCGGCAATCTTGGCCGCACCAACCCAGGCGGCTAACGCGGCCACATCGGCCACAAATGCCGCAAATAGCGCCTCCGCGGCGTCGAGTTTGGTGACGACCATCACCAATCTCTCCTACCTCCTCAACTGGGGCCTGATTACTGAGGCCGCAGGTACCTCATCTGATTACGGAGCCCTCTGATGTCCACCGCAGTACAGCGTCGTCGCGGCACTACCGCGCAGCACTCCAGCTTCGCCGGCCTCAATGGTGAGCTGACAGTCGATACCGACAAGGAAGTCGTTGTCGTTCACGACGGGGCCACCGCTGGTGGCTACCCGATGATGCGTGAGAACGGCAGCAACAGCGCCCTGGCCCTAGGTAGCGCCGCTAGCCCCAGCCTCAAGTTCTCCGGCGACACAAACACCGGCATTTACTCCCCCGGCGCAGATCAAGTAGCCATCTCGACTAATGCAGTTGAGCGTTTGCGTATTGATTCAAACGGCGATTTGCTTTCTGGGACTACCGGAAGCCTGGGCTATGGTGGGCGAAACATAATTCTCAAAAGCGGTCAAGGCTACGCTGGTATTGCTTCACTAACCACAGAATCTCGCTTCTTTAGCACTTGGGATAGTTCTGCTATTCCAATGACATTTTATCAGGGTGGCTCCGAACGCATGCGCCTGGACTCCAGTGGCCGATTAGGTCTGGGGACTAGTTCGCCTGGGTATTTGCTTGACTGCTACGGGACAGGTTCAATCCTTGCACAATTCAAACGAAACAATACGGGTACGGCGAGTGGCGGTATTGCATTTGGCAATAACGACAGAACCTTTACTTGGTTTGGCGACTCTTCTGTCGCCCAGTTATATGACAACACTGCGGCGGCCACGCGACTTGTTGTTGACTCCTCAGGCCGTGTAGGGATTGGCACTACGAGTCCTGCAACTAGATTAAACGTCTTTGAAAGCACAGGCGCCAGCTTGTTT